GTCATGCAACGGATTCATTTGCTACCTTTACCCTTTGGAGCAACTTTTTCCGCTTGAGTTTCAGAAACTTTCGCTTTTTTTGAGCTTATTAGACGAACAGCAGTAGAAACATCCACTTCTACGTCACCTTCAAAATAATCTTTTCCATTAATTACCACCCCCTCAAGGATGGTTATATTCATCGTTTTCATTATGCAGTAACCATATCTTTGATGGCGGCAAATGAAGCGGCGTGTCGGATTCCGATATCACAGTCCTGGAATGCTGTTACACGAACTGCACCTGAAGTGCCAAGACTGTACGGATCCACATTGATATCAAGTGAACCCCAAAGACCGATGATCAAGTCAGAGAAGTTTCCGAAGAGCTCAGCCGATAGGTTTGTTCCTGAACCTTTGGTCAAGTTTGCAGGGATTTGGTTTGTTGCAAGCGCTTCGTAACCGTTAATCATTCCATCACGGCCCCACAAGAACTGGGCAGTACCAGTTGCAATCTCAGTCCCTTTGAGTTTTCCACGACCTTTGGCATTGGTGATGTATTTGAGGTTTCCGATATCGGCGTTCGATGTAGCAACAGCAGTCTCAAGAGCGATCTGTGAAGCCCATGTCGGTGCCGCACCGTCTGTTCCAAGTGCTACCAATCCAATTCCACTGGTATTAAGAATACCTGTAGGCTGGCCACTTGCTCCAGTACCTGCGATAGCAGCTGAATCGATCGCAAGTGCCAATACGCTTGCAAGGTCAGAACGGACGAACATTTCGACATCGATTGAGCTTTGGAGAAGCATACGGCGGCTAATATCCGTATATGCAGCTACAGTTTTAGGAGACATTGCCAATTGATCGAGCGTTTGAGCTGATTCGGTAGCAGCTCCGCTTTCATCAAGCCAGTAAGCCGTTGCCGCACCACTTTGGCGTGGGATAGCAATATTTCCAGTCAAACCTGTCATAACAGTACCCAATTGCATCATAAGCGCACGATTTCGGAGCATATCGATGAATGATCCGCTGAGAAGTGACGTTTCGACCAATTTTCCACCGGTAGAACCGTTGGTAGTCATTACTTCCAAATCACGTTTCAAAACGTCGATTGGGATCATCAATCCACGAGCCGTTCGCCCCATTTTTTCTGCCGCTGCGCGTGATGCTTCAAACTCGAATGCCGCCGCTTCCTGAGCACGTTTATCGCTTGGATTTGCAAGAGCATTGATTGCCTTAATAAAGCTATACTGCTTCACTTCTTCTTGAGTCATTCCGATTTCGCTTGCACGAGTGTCAACTGGTTTTTTATTTTCCATATTTTCGATTACCTTTACTCTGAAATTTTCGGCTGTTTCGCCATTTTTCACAGCATTAACTGCTGCATCCATCATCCCAAAACGCTCTCCGTATGCCATGATCTCAGCAGTACGTGAACGCTCACCCGATAAAACGTCATCAACCTTAACCGGTTCAGCAGCTTTTGCCTCTTCAGTTACGATCGGATCAGTAACTTCTTTGTTTTCTTCTACCATCGTTTTCTCCTCCTCAATTTTGGTTGGCAATTCCTCACCAACATCTAAAGCACGACCAACCCCTACCGAGGTGTCAGCCGGAACTGATACGATACTGATCTCGAACGGTTCCCAATCGGTCACACGATACGTCTCAGTATCACCTTCTTTTGATTCCAAAACTACAGCGTTGATCTGATATCCCACAGATACATTTCGGCGGATGCCATCCACCACATCGTTAAAAACTTCTGTAGCTAATGCTGAGCGGCTAAAGCGTACAGTTGCACGACCTTTTCGCTCTTCAATTCTGACCTGCTCAATAACTCCGATTTGCTTTGTCATATCATGATCAAGCAACAGCGGAGCCGATCGCTCAAGCCGTGACGTTTTCATCGATGTAATGGAATGATCAAGTATTTCAACCCCCCACCAACGCTCATAAGGTTCTTCGGAGCTGAAAGAGAGTTCCACTGTGCGGCGCTCCTCATCAAACTCGCGAATCTCGAAAGAACGAAACTCTGGCTTAAGGTCTTTGTCTTTAATTCTCACTGCCATTGATGGCCTCCTGCTGAAGTGTAAAATCTGTTTTTATACCGTAGTCATCACGAAGCTTTTGTTCAAGAGATAACTGCTCATAAATCTCTTCGATATCCATGCCCTGTTCCATAGCAACCTGAGAAGCTGTTTTTAGCCCTGCGTTTATAGCCTCGATAGAAGCACGAATGTCTTTGAGCGGATCAACCCAAGCCCACCCTCTAGGATTCCATATAGGAGCGTTGAATTTGTCAAATTTGTTCATAGGAAGGTTGATATACCCGACAAGGATTGAATTGCGTAGCCAATCTGTAAATACATCATCACAAAGCGTTTCGACTACCCATGATTGAACATCTCTCCACATATCACGCTCATCAAGAACTCCCGCTCTGATTGATGAATAGCTCACCCCTTCAAGGTCATTAGCAAGATAGTTATAAGATACATCGAGCCCTGAAGCGATCCCTCGTAAAATTGCTTTTTCAAAGTCCTTAAATGCACTCGTAGGATGTTGCGGATCATATGCCTGGAATCCCCACCCCTCCGGTAGAACTTCAAAAACGCCAGGCTCAGCATCCGTAATAGGATTTCCTGCAGCATCTTTATCATCTCCGGTGTATTGTTCGCCTGCAGGAGATGTATAGAATCCCATTTTTGATGCTGCAACACGTGCAGCTGTCAGTTCTGCCTCTTCATACCCGTCGAGCATTTTTATACGAGTCATAGCGCTGTGCATCCAGGGGACACCTCTCCCTTGAGACACACGATCTGGGCGATATCCGTGAATGATCTCTTCAGCAGGTATTCGTTCACGCTCAATCCCTGCGATATTCGTTCCGCTTGGATGTTTGGTAAATACGTGATATGCGATAGGTTTCCCCCATGCGTCATATTCAATCCCCATAGAGATACGTTTTATTTCATCGTTGTATTTTTCGTCGAGATGATCAGCTTCGATCAGCTGAAGCTTAAGCCCAGTTTTTTTGTCAAAAATCTTACGGACTAACACCTCTCCATCCTGGGCGATAGACTGTATAAATAAGTTTTGGAAATCGCGCCACGAGTGTTTCCCCGTAACATCACAGTTTCCTTTTTTGCCCCATTGCCACCATGCATTTTCAATAATAGTGTTTGCAGTTCGGTCGAGAGTTCCTTTTGGGTCTTTTGAGCGTACTTGAAGCCCTATCCCCCCATGCCCGATGACGTTAGTTTTTACCATACGAATATACTTTTTTGCATAGTCATTGTTTCGAACTAAATCCCGGCTACGTGCACGCATAGTGGAAAGGTTATTCGATATCTCTTTATCGGCTGTTTGGCTATGAGTATTCCATGATGAAAAAAGCCTTCCCGCTTGAGCAGCGGCATAGCTTCGTTTTTGTGGTTGTTTTGAATATCCGAATTTCTTTAAAATATTTTCAATCATTTAAAACGCACCATTACCTTTCGGCCTGATCCCATACCTGAAGCGATACGCTCTTTTGCCTCTTCATTTGAAACTTCACGAAGATAAAATGATCTAAGCTTCAAAAGCTCTTCATGGGAAATGAATTTGATTCTGCGGCCGTTGATTTCATATTCAATCTGTTCTTGAGATGCGCGGTTCTCTAATCGAGCGTTGATAGCTTCAAGAACTTTTCGTGCGTGAGTTTTTGAATTGATATTTTTTAATATAACAATACCGGAAGAGAGAGTGTATCGCTCAGTAGCATTAGTAACGTAGAATTGAAATGGCTTTTCTCCATCGGCATATACGGCGGTAATGCTAGATGGTATGTTAAAAGAGTGCACACATCCATCACCATCACCGTCAATTACGGAATTTGAATCTATCAGATAATGTGCGGTCCACTCTGGAGCAGGATAATCGCTAAGCGAAACCTCAAATTTAACAGTGTCTCCGATGATAATTACGCTTGGTGTTTCAATCATGTTGCAATTGTTGCAACTTGAAAGAGCATATTTTAAAAAAAAATAGGAATATTCAAAAAAGTTGCAACAATTATGAAACTATTATCGCCATGCTCCTGCAAAACCGCCACGGCTTCGTCTTATTTGTGGTCTATTTGTTGGCATATTTATTAGTTTTTCCTCTGTATTTTCATCATTTACACTGTCATATTCTTTTTCATATTCTGCAATATTAAGTTTTATAGCCCGATAATTAGGATTTAAAATCGATAGTGCTGCTAATGCATAGACGTTTAGATCGAGTGCTTCATTACGTGGTCTGGTCTTGACCCATACCCGTCGCGGGAATCCTCTCTCAAACTTTGTCATTATCTTTTCAGCTGTGAGCTGTTTGAAAAATTCTTCATCATAGCTTTTATTAAAATGCATAAACCCAGGACCGTATGTATCGATTTTCATACGCGCAAATATCAACTCTTTTGCTGTATCGGTTCCAACCATAAAAAGTTTAACGTTTGATTTGTTAGATCTGCTTCCTCTTCCCACTAATGGAGATCCTGGAGTAGATGAACCTTTTACGGCA